TTTGCAGTGAGTACATAAGTTCTGGCAGCCCTGTTCCGTAAATCTGCCCCTCACGAATATGGAAGTCAGCTTTGTGAAACGGACGTAAGCCCGCTTTGTTTACGCGGTGTAAATAAGTCGCGCGAAGAATCTCTCCAGTCGACTCGTGTACCCATAGGATAACTTCGCTAGCAATACCACTCTCATCAACGTCAATGCGTGCATAGCGCTCGAGAATCTGGTAACGCGTAACATCTATCTCTTTATCGATCTGCCCAGTGCCTGACGAGTAAGCCATCTGAGACTTGATCGCCGACGTCCAGTCAGTTTGCTTGTAGTTACGTCCATGCGAGATTACTTTTTCGACTGCGTCCATGTTAAAGATGGATTGGTCAGCCATAGAAAGTAGTTCGCTGGCTGTTAGGTAGTAGCTATGGATAACATCGTCAGCTAGCTGCGGGTCACCGGAGCCAACTAGCAGGATATCCTCAACCGGAATAGCCTCAAGGCATGGACCGTTGAATGTTTCTTGTAAAACTTCTTTCTCAATCTCAACATCCTCAAAAACAGCCATGCTTTGCGGATAACCGTCTGGGCCTGGCATTTCTACTACGCCAGTGGCGCGCTTCTCAGTGACGACGTCGACATATCGTACAAACTTGCGATCCCAGCGTGATTTAAGAATGCCTGAGCCTTGAGTAACCCATCGCCAAACCCATTTGTCGACTTCTTCTTCTACGCCTTTGTTATTATTGGCCCATTCGCGTACTGTGTAACCCATAAGTTCTTGGATTAACTGTGCGCGGTCAACGCTGTGCGCTTGGCGAGCCTTAACTGTGAATGGCGGGTCGACAGCCATGATGGCTGCAAACATGCGCGCGTGGTAAGTTTTGCAGGCGATAAACGTAGTTGGCAAGTGGAGCGTAGACGACCATTCTTGTGTCGCATCGTAGATCGGCTCAATAAATTCGTCGAACGTTTCGAGCATGGCGCGCATCTTTGCCAGCCAGGCGGCCCGATCACTGTTACCAATCTGCCACATTTCTCGCGTTCGCTGACCCTCACCTTGTTCTTTAAGCCGCTTGTACAGCTTGTTAACAATCTGATCGCGCAGAGGTACTTCAATTGCTACAGGTTTACCGTCTAAACCTTCGGCGACATCACCTAAAGTCTTGGAGCGGCCTTCATTGATTACTCGTGCATCGTCGGGACGTAAAATTGAATTATCCATTAAGTATAGGCCCTCCAGGCGCCCTTAAAAGGTAGTTTACCATGAGTTTTTCTTGACAATCTTCTGTAGCGCCCGGTCACGGCTATTGAGGCCTGCGCCATGTTTACCTCTGATGACGCGCTCACGGCCCTTATCGAAGGTCGGCTGCGCCGCTAAGCAGTATTTCAGACAAGCAAGGAAGTCTTTCTTTTTGATATCTAGCTTTGGCTTGTAAAGCTCAGTCTCTAAACGTACGCGCTCCCACGAAACTGTCTCTATGTCGTGAATTAAACCTACGCACGAGTCTAAAATCTTGAGCTGCGGCTCCATGCGGCCCAAGTTATCTGGCTCAACTGGCACTGCAAGCACGCGCTGAATCAGTGAGAGCCATCCTTCGTCTTGTTTTTCGTCGTAAGTAGTGGCTCTGCACCGAATTCCGTTAGCGTTTAGCGAATTTATAAAGGAAAGCATGCCGTCGCCGCCAGTTAGTTCGCTTGAGCCCAAACTATCGCAAACAATATCGACTACGCGGTGCCCAGCCATCCAAGGCTTCATGGCTTGTGCAAACTGCGGGGCGGTGCCCTTGACAGCTAGCTCTTTTAGGACAACTAGCTGATCGTCTTTTGTAATTCCAAGCATCAAGGCAACGTGCTTTTTAGCTAACGCAGGGTCAATCGCGATGACTACTGGGTAATGAGGCGCAAAACGGTAGGTAGCTGAGGGTAACAAGTGTGTTGAGCGCTTAAACAAGTGCGCCAATGCGAGTCCATCTAAGTCAGCCCACTGACCTTCGAGTCGAATCTGGCGCTCCTTCTCAGTTAAAAAGCGCGAGAATTCTTCGACGTAGCCAGCAGCCAGGTTGGCTTCGTTTTCCTTGGTGCCATAACGAAACACTTCGGCTTCGGGTAGCTCGCCGCGTGACCACGGATCGACTACGTCTTCTCGAAGCCACGAGCCGCTAATAGGAGTACCTACGAGCAACGCCCTGAACGGTCGGCCCTTAGTACGACCGCCACGGCGCAGTGCAATCCACATCCAACGAGGAAACGGTTCGTCCGCAATCAGGAACGACAGCTCGATAGATTCGAGCGACATGGGCTCCTGCTCGTGGAAGACGAAGAGGATTTCGCTGCCGTTGTCAAAAGTTATCCTAGAAACAAACGGCTTGCCATCCTTATGCAGCTGCTCTGGTTTTAGTTGGTACCACTTGCGCAGTTCAGGTAGCCATGTATTTGCGACTTTTGGCGGCTGATCTAGTACGACGATTGTGCGACACGGTACTGGTGAGTGAGTCTTCGTTTCTGGGTTGTAACCAAGGCAAGCCCAGATGGCTTCGTTAGCTGCGAGCGCCGTCTTCCCGCCCCCGTTACCAGCAGTCACGACGCGAATAGACTTAGTCGATTGATGCACGCGCACCTGACCAGCGTTAGGGACATAGTTGCCACCTTTGGCGCGTTTCTTTTGCGTCCGGGCTTCCAGGGCATCAAGTAGCTCTAGCTTTTCTTTTTTACTTAGCTTGGTGACATCCACTAGCTAACTCTTCTTTGGCTTACGTGGCTTCTCGCGAATGTCGCAATTGGCAGCAAGCCACCTAGCTGCGTTTACGATGATCGCGTGCTCTTGATCGTCTGATAGCTCGATACCAGAGCCAGCTACGATGGCGTGCAGTACCTCGTGGTAGTACGTATCCATGATGTGGTATTCGTTATTTGAGCCAAGTGAAACTTCGATGACGTGCCGATCTGGGTGACAGACGCCCTCACACTGTTCGCCTTCATAAACTACTTGCCGACGCATAAGTACGCGCCACCGTTCGCCGTTGATGCGTGTTGATTTAGGTATCTTTGGAATCGGCATCGGCGCTCTCCTCTAGCTGTGGTAGTTCCGCATCTTTAATTTTAGATAGCAGCAACGCATCAAGCGCGTTCTCGTCCATCTTTTCGTACTTGTGAGCAATCGCAACTCGCTCAACAGCTTTTCCACGCGCGCGGTCGATGATGTCTTTCGCAGCAGCCAATGCCTTCGAGCTATCCTGTTCGGTCATGGCAATAGTTGCAATGCGCGCCGCCGCGTACGCCGCCGTCTCTTCCAAAATATCTTCGCTAGAACTGCCGTCTAAAATCATGCGCTGAAGCTTCGGAGCCAGGTTGGCTTGAAACTCTTCGAAGGCAGCTAGCTTGTCGAGTACGCGCTCCTGTTTTCGCTTGGCGTACTCTTTTTTTCTGTTCTTGTAAGGCATGTTCGCTTCGCTCACAGTCGTGTCGGTTAGGGTCGTCAGCAGCGTTGCCGACAACTTATTGTAGCACGGGCGCGCGAGTGAGCTAAGTATGCGTAATTACTAGGCTAAAAGGCAACTAGCTGCTAAATTTACTAAACTGGGGAAAAATTCATCTGCGAACCAATAGCCATAAGAGCGGACGTGATGGTTGATGCGCGCCCCCTCTCACTAATTTCTAGCGGTACCCCGGTCTATCCGGCCGGCTATCCACCTGATATCAATGACTTAGCTATCAATTGTACAGACATCTTAATAATTATGTAATTTGCCTCATGTTTGGGGGGTCTTGGTGGGTGCCCAGATGGGGGCTGTGTCTACCTAACCTGTTGATATCACTAATGATTTATTGAATCTTAATTCAATTACAGACTTATTATGGTCCGAAAACCTGTTTTTTACATATAGACGAGAATAAATCTCAAAATCGAACGTCAACTAATTATTAGACAATGACTAAAAGTTTTGCAGGGTTAAATTGCTTTCCGCCAAATTGAGACGCTCAATTGCATTACATTTCTTTTCGCGATTGGCACACCGACTGCATTACTATTAGATCAGAACGTTAAACAAGGAGTGAATAAGATGAAACAGGTTTTACTAATCACTAGCAGCTTTGCACTAGCAGTTTCGACAGTCGGTGCCGCGTTTAGTCTAATGTCCGGTCGCGCTGATTTGTTTATTTTCGCTATCGGTTTAGGTATTGCAACGGTCGCAACGGTTGAGGTGTCAAAATGAAACGTTTATTAAAACAGTTACGAAATATCGAAGCAGCTCGTCATTATTTGAATCGCGAATTAAGTGCTAATCAGCCCAACGAAACGCGAGTAAACGAGCTAACTCGTTTATTAATTGAATTAAACGCTAATTTGGTCGATAATTTAAGAGAGGTGTTAAAAAATGACTAATGTACAAATTCCAAAATGTTCCGTATTTAAAATTGAGCAGAACGGTCGTTGCTGTACTCGTTACTGGTATGTGTCAAATACAGACGCTAAAGCTTTTGAGTTGCAGTACATCTACAAAAATGGCTACGTTTATGCGTACGATAAAGATACAGGTGAAATTGTTTTTATTGATGTTGATAGTAGCGACTAGTATAATTAATAAATCAAAAGGAGGTTTTAAATGGGCGGCAGTTTAGGGTTTCTTGTAAATACTATTTTTTCTATTTTTGAAGGGTTTTTATTTATACCTACAATGGTTTTTGGTGCTGTAAAATATTGCCTAATTCCAGTTTTGGTAGTTGCTGCAGTATTTGCAGTGTTTTTATTTTACGGATATATGATTGTCCAGCTAGTTAGCTAGTCGACGCGTTAATAAATTTAACCAGCCCGCTTAAAAAACGGGCTTTTTATGTTTTAAGCTAAATTGGCAACAAAGGCTCGTGACCAAACCTTAGCCTTGCCAGCAGCTAGCAAAGCAACTAGCATGGCCGTGGGCTTAAGGTGGAATATAGCCTCGTCATCTGGCTTAATTGTGTCTTGGTAATACCCACCCAAAGCTCTGTTTATACGTTGAGCTTTGCGACCCGATTTCACAGTCAGCAGGTAGCAGCCAGCACGATGGCTCTTGTCTATCTCCAGCACAGCATCTGCATACATAAAAACAACTCCTATTAAATCGAATACGTTCGATCTGCAGCCCAGTTTAACCGTGTTTTTTGAACGCTGTCAAGGGGAGGCATACGATTGCCCTAACTGGACCTTAAAATAGCAAATTAGTTAGGTGGCAAGGTGGCAACATTTTACCCCCATTCATATTAGTTTCTACAAAAACAAGGAACACCCGCCAAATAGAATATATGCTATCTGAGTAAGCTTTCTTACTTTATATATAATATTTTACTTATTAAGTATGGAACCTTGCCACCAAGCTATAAGCTATTAATAATACTAACGAATTCTGGTGGCAACTTGGTGGCAACCAGGGGCAAGGTGGCAACCTTTCAACGTGAAATCAAGTAGTTAGCGCGCTTTTAGGTAGGTGCCGTAAATTGTCACATTAACGCATTCTTAACACAGGATTACGGTTAATTGCCTTGACGGCGCCATTATCTTGATGCTAAACTAGACTCACAACGCCCAATTCAGGGCTAAAAAGGAGCCATTAAATATGGAACTAACACCAGAACAGCAGCAAGCTTATTACGACTCTTTGCCAAAACAGCCAGCTTACAAACCCAGCCAACGCCGGCGCCGCCGCCAAAACGGCCAGCGGCTAGCTCGCAGTCTGGTACATATCGACAAAGACACGAAAAACCTGTTAACTGAGATGTCGCTAGTCAGCGGCGTACCGCAGATCCAGCTAGTTGCCTATGCTATTCGAACCATGGCAGATGTTATGCAGGCCGAGGCTGTCGCGGCTGAGCAAGCTGAGGCTAACAAGATCGCAGAAGAAGGCGAGCAGCTAGCTAACGATAGCGAGGCTCGCGGTGAGTAACGACAACCAGCAGCCAGCTGGCGCCGGTGTCATTCGCATGGCTCAGGCTCGCGCTTCTCGCGTTCGCCAGCGTGCCGACGCCAACGTAGCTACTCCAGAGCGCATGATAGCGTTAGCCGACGCCATCATCGAGCACCATGATTTGATTGTCGATTCGGAGACGGCTAATGAGTCTAAAGGCTCACAAGTATTCAAACGCGATCAGCTAGCTAACACGCTTGCACCGATTACAGACGAGATGCTCGACACGTTAGTCTTTCAGGCGGAGCCACACCATGTAGCCAAGGGCAGAACTGAGGTAGTGGCGTTTATTCGTAAGACGCTAAACAGCTCGACTACTCGTGCAATCAAGTTTTCGCAGGTAGCTGCGGTAGCGTTTGCTGACCAGCTAGAGGTGCTGTGCTTTAAGCGGTTAGCGGTGACGACAGCTGAAGCCGCCAACATTACGTTAGAGTCGCTGCCTGGGTTCAAACATGTTATCGGGCTAACTAACGATCCCAAAGCCCTGACGTTGTGGATCGGCTCACTGTTAGATTGGAAGAGCGCCCGAACCCAGTACCTACATTGGTACGGCGGCGGTGGTAATGGAAAGTCGACCGTGTTCCAAGCGATCAGTGATGCGTTAGGTAGAGAGCGCGTCATCCATACACGCATGGAAGATTTTACAGGCCCGCACTGGGGAGAGCAGCTAGTTGGCGCCCGCTTGCTACTATTTCCAGATGCCAACTCAACACGCGCCTTCTCTGGCGGCAAGTTTAAAGAGGTAACTGGTGAGGAATACATTACGATTAATCCGAAAAATCGCGCGCACAGGAAGGCTCGGTTAACTAACAAGACGGCTATCTTAAGCAATCGTAAGATTTCGATTACTAACGATGAAGCGGACCGCCGCAGGCTGTTGCCGATCATCTCGCAGCCAGATACCGAGGCTGACCATGGTAACAAAAGTTGGTACCACGATGTACGTAATAACGGCGAACGCATTCTTCTTTACTGCTACCAAGAGTACGTTAAGGAACTTGCTGTTAACCCTGGTATTCGAAGTTACATTGAGCCAGACAAGGAGGCTCAGGCTGAAGCGGTAGAGGAACGTTACGGTGATTGGTTGGCTGTGTTAGACGAAGTTGTTATTGCGAAACCTAATGATCCGCTGCAGCCAAGTGTCATGGTTACTGAGCTGTTTGCAAAGGTAGAGGAGGTTATGGGTCGCGTACCAAGCCAAACAGATAAGGCAATGATTCGCGAAGCGCTATCGACTTTAGGTATTGAGAAGTGTAAGCTTAAAAAAGGTAGAGTGTTTAAGCCGTGTGTGCTTAAGGGTGGTTAGTTATGGGCATGTTTGATAAAGTTTGGGTTACTTGTCCACACTGTGGAGAAAAACAAGAGCAGCAAAGCAAAAGCGCTGCGTATCCTAACTTACGCAATTACGACGAAGAAGCAGTAGATGCTGAAGTTGTTTCTGGAATTATAGGCTCAGCTTTTTGTTCACCGGACGATCATCCAGTTGGATGCGGACAAATTTTTTATATTAATGCGTTACCTGTAAAAGTTTTTACAACTAAAATAAAGGTAAATAACGATGGCAGCTAGCTTGCTAAAGGATTACTTAGACAAGTTGTTTTTACCTGGCGAGCGGCTAGCAGCTAGTCGCCAGTTGTCAGAGGCTGCAGCAGTTACGTTGACTGAAGCTGAAGCGCGCCGCCCACAGTGGGTATCCGTAAACCCAATTAAGGTATGGCGAACGAGTGCTAACGTAACCGCGTATAGAAATTTACTAATTGAGCGCGACGACGGCGCCGATGCAGGCGAGCAGCTAGCTTACATGGCTGACTCTAAGTTTCCAGTTACCACAGCCGTCTGGTCTGGCAACAAAAGCATGCACTTTGTTTGCGCGTTGACAGAGGATATTGGTTATGAGGATTTCGTTGAGGTACGTAGAAGACTAGATATAATCTTTCCGTCCGCTGACCGCAAAATGAAGGACCCAGCTAGGTTGACTCGCGCACCGCTAGGCACTAACGAAAAGACAGGCGCCGAGCAGGAGTTGGTTGTAATGGATAGGAAGGTTACGCCGACGCGGTTAGCTAGCTGGCTAGCGCGCTATGACGACAGGATAGCAGCGTTTGATGCTCGGGCCGCCGAGCTACGTAAGGCTGACGAAGCGCGTAAAGCCAGCGGTGAGCTTAGCGAATCCTCGTGGCGGTTTTTACGCGGCGAGGAAGGCTGTCGCCCGGGAGTGTCGCGTCACGACCGACTGTATGCCATCGTCTGTGACCTAGCTGATGTTGTTGGTTTAGGATATGAAGAGGCGCTAGCCTTGGCTGACAACTGCGCGGAACTACAAGGTATTACGGCTGACGCAAGTAGACTTGACGAGGCCGCTAGAATAGTTTACGATGTTTATTTTAAGCGTAAAACGCGAGCGAGGTAACCTGTGCCAATTTACCAATACAAATGTGAATCTATCGTATCAAAACCGTATATAAAGGATGTCGCAAGCGTGAATTACGAATGCGGCCATGAGTACGAAGTGTTTTACACAAGCATGAGCGCCGCCGAGCGCGACGAACCTGGCGAAGCCTGTCCAGCTTGCGGAGGCGTCGAGAAAAAGCGCTTAATTTCCCAGGGCACGTCACATATATTGAAAGGCAAAGGTTGGTATAAAGATGGATACTAAAAAACGCTTAGACGAGATTGAAAAGCGCGTTAACGCCATGTACGCAGGCGAGTGGATTTGCAGCGCCAACATTCCGTTTAACGTAGACGTAGTTAAACCGCGCCCAAGCTTAAGCAAACACGACGTGTCGCGACCAACCTATTGGCACATGGACGATGCACTTTTTGTACTTAATGCTAGACAAGACGTTTTATTTTTGCTAGACTTAGTTAAACAGTTAACGAAAGGTAATTAAATGAGTCTTCCAGTAGGAAATAGAGTAGTGCAATCAGCAATTAAAATTGGCCGACAAGTGGCCAATAGAAATCCGGGCCGTGCTAGCGAGTACACACGTAAGGTCACGCAGTTTATAACCGACGCGCGCATAAAACCTGGATCGGCTATCGAGATTACGCGTTACCCTAATCGTAAGATTTATATGCCAGCGATAGCTTCGTACTTGTCGTACGTTAACGTTGCGCAGTTGATTGCAGCTGGTTATGTGCCAAAGGTTACCTACTCGTCGACGAAGATCGATGTCACTGCGCCGACGCTGCATCATGTACTTGATCAGCTAGGTAGCTTAGACGAGAGCGAGCTTCGTGGGCTGATTGTTAAGGCGTTAGTTCGACGAACTGGAGGTGAGTCGTGAACATCATCCAAGCCAAAGAGTTAGCGTTAGCTGGAAAGACTGTGATTGGTCCGATGGGTAAAGAATTTAACGAATCAGACTTTGCAGATTCTAGAAGCTGGAACCCTGAACACGTTTTCTTCGGCGAGTGGCGCGAGAAGCAGGGAGCGCCGCGAAGGTTTTGGATTATTGGAGACGAGGTCTACTCTTGCGAGCAAATCGAAGGCCCGATAAGCTTTCATGCACCGCAGGTTGAAGTCATCGAAGCCAACGCCTACGACGAGTTAAAACTCCTGTGGGACAAAGCCACAAAGCACGTCCTGCCTGGCGAGTACGACACAGCCGAATCAATTCAGAAATATATTAATGACCTTCAAAAGGAACTCCAGCGCGAGCGCCGCAAGGTGGAGAAGTTGATGGAACAGCGAGACGATTGGATTTCTGCCTGCATTTTAGCTGACCCCAGTGTAGAGGACGAGGAAGCAACAATTGCTAATTATGTAGAGGCGGACGACGCAGAACTCGAAGCAATCGACAACGAGGAAGAGTAACCAAGTGGCATACTTACACGCAATAGATAACACAATGCACTTTGAACAGAACGGCAACAGCTGGCCATCCTCAGTAGGCGACTCGTGCGCAGAGACGTCGCGAGCATTTGTGCTAGGAGACCTTCGGCTAGAAAAGCTGGATCTGGTTAACTTTGTTGCAGAAGTTGGCTACGTCCGGCACCCAAGCCTAGCCAAGCTAGATGGCTGGGACTACAAGGATTTTACAAGCGATCAGGCACTACCGCTCATCCTAGGTTTTGACCACAAGATGCCCGCACTGTATTGGCGCACGGCTCCTAGTAAGCTTGCTTCTCCTGGCGTCATGTTTGCGGCACGTAACTGGTGGGCGGCCCTCGGCCTCGTTAACCTCGTGCAGGCGGCCCTGTTTAAATTCGTGCCGTATCGCTACTCTGACGACGAGCGGCTACGTTGGTTTGAACGCATCGTGCGTACAGATGACCAGTACGCCGACCATCTTAATTGGTTTGTTGTTGTTTACTTCCTACATAAAAAAGGCTATCATCGTTTAGTGCGGGCTAACGTTGCATTAGTCGACAGGATGGACCTGCTACGTCGCGTAAATGGTTACTACTCTCCTGAACCTAATAGCGAGTGGATACGTAAACTTTACGCAGACGCAAGTCTGGAGGCTTATCGTGAATAGTAATTTTGTTTGGGCAGTTTATAAAGAACGCGGCGAGCTTTACTCTATGTGGTGTACGCTAGAAGTACTTGAAAAATTAAAAGAAGTTCAGTATTGGAAAGATGTGCCAAGTGATTATTGGTGGAATAGAGTAAAAGAATCTAGACGTAAAGATCCGATAGAAGGTAAGGTAACAAGATGAGTAAGACGTTAAACGAGTACACATTGATAGTTCACGAGATGGCTAAAGAGAAGGGCTGGCACGACGGTGTACCACGCTCACCTTTAGAAATCCAAATGCTCATAGTGTCGGAACTAGCAGAAGCCTGCGAAGAAGCGCGCGGAAGCAAACCGCCGTATTACGAGATAAACGGAAAACCAGAAGGTGAAGCAGTTGAGCTAGTTGACGCGATGATTAGAATTATGGATTATTTTGGATCGCGTGGCTGGGACGTTGAGCAAGTGTTAGAGAAAAAAATTGCTTACAATGCAGGGAGAAGTTACCGACATGGCAACAAAGCTTACTGAGCTAGATATTCTAACCTCAGGCGGGAAGTTTCCGGGCCGTAAGGACCAGGCTAGCGCCATCATTCGCATGGAGGCGCGCATTACCGCAGCCAAGCTAAACCTTTTGTTAGAGGAGCTAGGTTACATACACGAGCTAAAAATAAGCTCTGGCTTTAGGCCGCCAAGCGCCAACGCTGCCGCCGGCGGAGCGAAGCGCTCGTTACACATGGAAGGTAAGGCAGTCGACTTCCTAGGCCAAGAGCTAGGCCAAGCTATTCGAGCGCACGCTCAAGGGGCGGAGCTGCTGCGTAAACACGGGCTATTTATGGAAGCTATAGAATACACGGCGTCGTGGACGCATATCGACCGAGGCACGCGCGCTGACCGCCCTTCAAGAGAGTTTCGACCGCTATGACCGTAACAATTAAGTTTTTAATTAACGATAGCGACAAGGGGTTACAAGATGCGACACTTACTGGCAGTTCTATTAGTGATATTGTTAATCAGCTTTTTATTCGTTTACAAGGCGTTGAGTTCACCATTGTCAGCATCGCCACCGCCAACCCGGCCAAAGGTAAGCGTTCCTAGCTACGCTGGCGAGGTTATCGAGTGGCGGGACAACCGCGATGGCACGAGCAACATCCTAATGGAATGCATGCCACAGCGCCAACAAATCTGGTCGGAGACTATTGACAACAGCCTATTGCGTAAGTTAAACTTACAAAAGGTCCTTGAACGTCTAGACAGAGAATGTCAGAAAGTGATGGCTAATTATGGTTAAAATATTAGCGCTCTCAGTGTTTGTTGGCAACATGTTAGGTAGTTCGTTTACCACAGTTAGCACTGTTCAAAAAAGTCCAGCTCACACACCTAGCGACAAGTTTGCCATCGACGCGGTTTACCAAACAATTCAAAGCAAAGTAAATACTAACACTGGCGAATTTGACGTGTCATACGGAAGCGGGTTTTTTGCGCGTTATGGTAACAAGCTAACGTTTGTTACCGCAGGCCATAACTGCGAAAACGTTGATTCGATTTCTGTTAGTCGTGGCGATGATCTATACGAAGCTACAATAGTATTCAGCGGCGAACCTAAGGTTGACTTATGCCTGTTAAACGTTTCTAAACGATTAAAGCCTAAAAGTGTTTACGGTCTAGCAACCGCGCCGTTTAAAGCTAATACCGAACTAATTAGTTATGGCTATGCCCAGGCAGTACGCCTAGTCAAACTCTGGCATAAAACTATTGAGTACGCTACGATTCCACAGATCAATAATAAACATGTGCTTATTATGCGTGACCCTACATACGGAGGTTGTTCAGGCGGCCCAGTTGTCAATGCTGCTACTAACAATGTCGCAGGTGTTATCGTGATGACTAATCGAGAGTATGCAATTGCTACGCCGACAGCTGAAGTTATTAAAGCTATTGACGGGCTTAAAAAAGGTGAGTACCGCTAATGCACGAGTTTTTACTTTTCTTTATAGCATTCCTGCTAGTGGTTTTAGGAATGCAGATTATAGCCGATTGGGGAGGACCACCGAATGACAATGACTGACGTAATATTAATAATTGCAGGGCTAGTAGGAGCCGTGTTTGCAATAGATTTTTTGCGCGGACGACACACGTCCAAAGAAGTTGAGAAATTTAACGCGCAGCGCCAAGAAGCCTTGCAAATGGATAAACAAATTGATAAATTAAAAACAGAGGTGATTCGTGATACATTATCTTACGAAGAAAAGCTGGCTAAGCACCGCGCTCGTTTTGGTTCTTCTAGCAAACCCGGCTCAGGCGACAGTAATAGACAGCTGTAAGGAACAGTTGGCGTCGTGCGAAGACGTGCTAGCTAGCGGCGATATCGTTATCAAACGACAGGCTGAAACAATCTCGATGCTAGGAGATCAAAATGCTGCACTTAAACAAGCCCTTAAAACGGCAAGTCCAATTGTTAACGCGCTGCCTACTCCTTGGTATAGGGAACCTTGGCTTTGGTTTATTGTTGGGGCTGGTGTTGGTGTTGCGGTTACTAAGTAATTAAGAGGTACGAACATGGAAAAAGATATCATTGAATTAGAGCGCGCGTTGTCAATTTTAGCAACAGAAATTAATCGTATTAGCTTCATGCTTAAAGAGGTTAAAGATGGAATCGCTAGTCGTAATCTTGGCAATTATCGGGAGCATCCAGCCAAAGGAACTAACCTCAAACCAGGAGTTACAACGCGCCATCTCAGACCAGTACCGACTGTCACAACTATCAGACCAACTGATTCGTCGACACACGACTGAAGAGCAGCGTTGGTACGTTGGTAATGCAGTTTTGGTAACACGCATAATAGTGGAGAAAAGAATCAACTATGTCGTATCGTTTTAAGCCAGGCCAGCGAGTTACTTATAACGGTCCAACTACGGGCGGCTTGTATCCAGGTATCGAAGTAGAAATAGTGCGTCAAGGATCAACCAGCGATTACTACATTGTAAGAGTTGTAGGCACTTACACCACGGCAACGTATATGGTTAAGGAGGCCGAGCTTGGCATTCAATATAACCCATATGCTTACGACGGTTACACAAGTCTTGACGAGCAGCTACCTTTTGGCTACAATGAAGATGTAGTTAAAAAGCGAATCGAACAAGGAGAATGTGCCGCATGCGGAAAAAAACGAGAAATGTCTATACATGGGTTATTAAATTGCTCCTGTTCGCCGCCATCGCCGGCGCGGTGGTAGTAGCAGAGACGCGTCCAGAATTAGAACATATAATTAAAACGGAGGCTAAGAAACATGGATTGGACCATAGCACAGTACTTGCAATCGCAAGAGTTGAAAGCAACCTTAATCCCAGGGCAATTGGCGCCGCTAAAGAAGTCGGGCTATTTCAACTTCGACCAGAGTACTTCGGAGCCAACGCTAGCAAAGATCCAAGAGTTAATACTAGAGCCGCAGCAGCTTACCTTGCCTGGCTTAGAGAGCGGCCAAGCTGCGCTGCCTACGGACGCTACTGGTATGTCTGTTATAACCGAGGCCCAAACCGATTTAAGTTGACAAACGTTGCTAACTTCGATTACGTTAAAAAGGTAGAACGAGCACGCGCTCAGATAAAAGCAGAGCGTGCCGGACGTCAAGTTGCACACCAAGATTAGCCTACCTTAGCCTTCCTTGGTTGACACCTACGTCCACAGCCAAGGAAGGTTTTCTTTTTATGCTCGTAGTAGGCATTGACCCAGCTAGTAACACCGTAGGCCTTGCTGTCTTCGATCCAGAAAGTAAAGAACTATTTATATTTAAGCAGCTAGTTGCCAAGCGCACAGATGATGTGCATAAGCGCATAGTCTACCTGCATGACGAAGTTAGCCGCGAGTTAATGTCTTTGGACCCAGAAGAACAGACTTACGCTTACATTGAGAACACAGTGATGCAGGGACGCAGCGGTCAGATATTGGCCAATGCGACAGGCGCGCTCATGGCGGCTGTACCCTATTGGTGCGAGTACCAGCCTATTCAGAACACGACGATGAAGCGCCTAATTGCAGGCACTGGTAAAGCAGAGAAGGTTGACGTGGCGCGCGGCATCTTACTTTGGGCTCAAGGGAATGCTGAGACAACTGAGAAGGTTCGCGCAGCAATTCAAGCAGGATGCTTCGATCAGCTAGATGCCTTAGGTATTGGTATTGCAGGTTGGATGAAGGAGACTGGCCGTGGTTAAAAAAAATAAAGTTGTTATGCGTAGACTTCGTGGCAACGACGGCATGCGTCGAGGTGTGAACCTTGCAGACATTGCTTACGATTTAGCAGAAGAGTACGAAGTCCTGCAGCCTACTTTAGACGGCTGGGACAAAATCGACGGCTTACGCATGGCTGAAAAGCTGGAGCAAGTGTTTACTATTGCGGATCTTAACTACCTGTCACGCTCTCACTTAGGCAAAGGTGTCCTGCTAGGTGCCATCATGGCTTTGTGTGCTATCGAAGATTCAATACAAGGCCAGCTAGATGAACGGTTTCCTGAGGATGATGACGAAGAACCTTCGGACGACGAGCTTGAAATGATTGTTGGCATGGGTGTACTAGGTTTTGGTTACGGTGAGGGTGACGATGGCGAGCAACAGTAATTATACAAAATCAAAATCCGCAGTCGGGCGCAGTGAGAACCTTCGTAAAATATTTGAGCTGTTTATTGCGCCGCTGTTTCCAGAGATTAAGCTGACAGAGGCTGAGATGGACGGCGATGAGCTCATGGCCAAGCTAGAGTACTTTTTTGGCGTTAAGTACCGCGACATCATCGTTTGTAAAGCCAAGCGAGATTTTAGGCTAGACGGTAGTAAATGGAAAACTAAGTCGACGCCGCACTGCATTATACCTGCTTCAGCTCACGAAAGCATGGTGCACAAAGGTGATTACATCTGGGTAAGAATAGACCTACGTACGCCAGACTACGTGGAAGTAGAAACAGATCGAGGTATTTTTAAAGTTGACAGCAATAAGTGGAGGGTGTATTATGAGCATATCGATGAGGTGTGTTGATGTTGTATGCTTTAGATTTAGAGACTTGCTGCGATGTGCCGAGCTGTCCGGATTACGGTAAGTCGATCTGCCGTAATGACCACTCACTGTCCCCTTGGCATGGCAGAATCACACAGCTAGCTTGCTGGGCGCCTGATAACCAGATTGTCGGTCAAGGTCAGACGCGAGCACTTGAAATCACCCGTGACCTTCTTAACATACACAATACAAAACTCATAGGCCATTCTATGAAGTTTGACTTGCTATGGCTATCGGTCAAGGCGCCGGAGTTGGCGGAGCGGTTACGTGACGCCTGGGTAGCCGATACCAACCTCATGGCGTTTGTTCACACTAAAAAGATACCTGATCAATGGATTGCGGACTATATTGATAACGCACCGCCAGGAAATCGAAAAGCAGGCAAACACTCTCTTAAGACGCTGGCACCATATTTCCTAGGTGTAGAGCCTTACTGGGAGTCGACTGACGGCGGACACGAGTCGGAAGCGTACGTATTAAAAGACGTTGAGTACACGTACCGTTTGTATCAGCACCTGGTAGCAAAGATGAATTTGGATGAGTTAACGTTTGTTGACGAGAAGCTGCTTCCGTGGGCTAAGATGTGTTTAGAAGCGGAACTGGCTGGCATGCGACTTGACGTTGAGGGATTGCTAGCGTATCAGGAAGAATTGCGTATTAAAGAAGCGAGCTTACGCGAGCAGTTAGATAGCCTGTGGGCCGATGCACACGCTGCCTATCACAACATCCAGCTAGCCCACATTCACAGTAAGTACGACGCCATGAAGCTAACTAAGGCGCGCGAGCCTCGCCGCGAAGCGGCTCTAGCTAAGGTACCTACACAAGTTGACTACGATAGCCCCGCACAGATGCGCTGGCTCTTAGCAGACTTCTATGGCTATGATGTTCGTTCGTTAGAGGGTAACGAGACTACAGGTAAGGAAGTACTTAACCGTTTAGCGGACGAAGGCCACGATGACGTGCGCACTTACCTTGAGTGGCGCAAGACTCAGAAGGTGCTGACTGCGTTTATTCCAGGTTTGTTAGAACAAGCAGATGATCGAGGCTATGTACATCCAATTTTTAACATTACAGGTACGCGGACAGGCCGCCTGTCGTGTGAGCGCCCAAACTTACAGCAGACTCCAAAAAAACTTAAACGATTTTTTCTACCAGACGAAGGCGAGGTAATGATTGGCTACGACGCAAAAGCAATCGAAGCGAAACTCATTGGAATATATACAGATGACCCGAAGATCTGCGAAATTGTACTCTCAGGCGCTAGCTTCCACGATAACAACGCTAAAGAATTCTTCGGACTGGATTGCGCTGTTGACGGAGTTAGCAAATTATACCCGAAAGAACGCAGAGCAGCAAAGACTATCGGTTTCGCAGGCCTCTATGGCGCTGGAGCTAACGGAATACGCATATCTTTCACACAAGCTGGTTTTGCAGTATCTCCAGGCGAATCCAAGCGTATTTACTCCAACTATCGCAAAGCATATGAAACGGCATTTGAAAGAGCTGGAGAGATCGTGCGCTCTCTTGAAGAAGGCGAAACGATAAACAACCTTTTGGGCCGCCCGGTACACTTCGACAATCCTGAAGAAGTTTACATGCAAGGATTTAATAGGCTCATTCAAGGGTCGGCTAGCGACTACAACATGCACGCGGCTTTTGAGGCGTTAACGAAGCTACGTAACGCGGGTATTCCAGCTAAGCCACGACTGTTTGTTCACGATTACATCGGCGCATCGGTGCCACGCGCACAGGCTGTTGAGGCTGACAAGATTGCGCTAGAAGCCTTGTGCGCAATGCGCTTGACAACTAGTTATGGGGAGATTACACTTGACTACGAGGGTGGAATATCTGATGGATGGGAATAAAACGTTACCTACTGATTCAGCTGAGCGTAAAAACTATCCACTAGATGCCGGATGCATTCGTTACTTCCCAGCAGCCTTAGCTGGTGTAGCTAACTTATCAAAAATTGGTAACGACAAGCATAACCCCGGTCAACCACTGCACCATGCTCGAGGTAAGTCAATGGATCACGGCGACTGTATCCTTCGACATCTAATGGATCTTAACGATCTGCTAGCAGCTATGGGCCGCGACGACGCTAGTGTTACACCTAAAGAAGTATTGTTAGAAGCTAACTCGCTAGCATGGCGAGCACTAGCCCTCTCACAAGAGTTACACGAACAATTCGGAGCGCCGCTGGCGCCGGGAGCTAAGACAAATGAATAACCAAGCTGAGACAATTAAGCTACAATTAACGTCCGAGATGTTATTCGAAATGCAAAAGATTGCTATGACAGTTGGCGCGCCGCCAGCTGCCTCGTACACTGAATGCCAGCAACTGATCACGCTGAAGTCTCTAGAAATCTTCTTACAAACTTATGGAATAGAGTTACCAGTGTCCGTTGATAAGCTAGGAGGCTTCCGTGTCGTCGAACAAACACAACCAAAGCGCTAGACCGCCAGAGGTTGGCATCATTGATCTATTTGATGCTGCGCTACTTAACAAACAGCAAGAGGAGCAAGACGCCGGCAAATCTTGGGGCTACCCTTTGCGCCCGTCTGCGTCTGGCAAGTGTGCGCGCGCTTTAGCTTACGAATTACACGAACATGAAGGTCACGCCAAATATCCACCAGAAGTAAAAGAAGCTCATACTATTCGCCTTTTGGATTTTGGGCACGACATCGAACGCCACGTACTTAACATGATGAAGCGCTGCGGAATTTTTCAGATTAAGTACCAGCAGCAGGTAGTTACTTTCTGTGAATTGCCAAGCGGTAAGATCATTGAGGGCTCAGTCGATTTCGTAGTTGTCTTTGATGACTATGCCATGATCGGAGATGTGAAGTCGAAAGGCGTTAAGTGGTCAGGTGGCTACGCAAGTTCTTGGGAGGACGACGATGCTAAGTACCAAAAGATGCGCGCGCTAAAGCGTATCGGCGAGAATGCTTACTACGCTGACGATGTCGAAGCTTTTCTAAAAGAACTAAACGATAGCTCAATCACTTCTAACGTGTGTCAGCTTAACGGTTACGCGATGACTGATTTTATGCAGGCACGCGGTATTGAATACGCGTTTCTTTTACAGTATAATAAGGCTAATAGTAAGCTCAGGGAAATTCGCTGGCGCTGTTCACAAAACCTGGCAGATAAAGTGAATGCTAAATTCCAGCTAGTTGCCGATGCTATCTACTCAGGGGCGGGGCCAGAAACGGTCGACCGTACAGAGGTGCTTGGCTCCATGTCATGTGCCTTCTGCCGATTTAAAGAATCGTGTTGGCCCGAAATCGACACTAAGAAGGAATTCTTCCAAACGCTGCCGGATAAGAAGTGGGCTACAGATACGAGTTACCTTGGCCAACGTGGTGACGAGCTAGAGGCAGTTTACGCTGAGTACGCGGCCTTGAAAAAACTTGAGAAAGATGTTGACAACATCGAGCAAAACTTGCTAAAGTTGATGCTGCCTGACAGTGGGCGACAAGTTAAGAAGGTAAAGTTTAAAGACGGGACGATCTTGGAAGCCAAGTTTTTAAAGTCACCATATCCAGGCTACAAAATTAGACCAGGCAAGGTATAACCTAATGAGCATACCAGAGCATTTAAGAAGAAAAGGCGGAGCAGCTAGTTTACACAAGCTAGCTGTCTCTATTGAGCAGTACGATTGGTTGGTAAAGCAACTAGCTCGCCGCATACATTTAGGCAAGGTTACCGGAGTCAACAAGAAGAATCCAAAACTGTATAGCATCTTTGAGGATCTACAAGACCGGCTGACGTTTGCTGAACTGTCCAAGGATGGACTTGCCACGGAGGGTGCTGTTTTGTCTACGACCCGTCAGGAGCTACGCGTTCTAGCCGACGTGGTAGCTAAGCAGGTGGCGGCGCTTAAAGAAAAGGTGCTGCCAGCTTACGCACGAAAGAAAGAAGCTTCTGATGCGGTAGGCGGGCAAGTGGTATACGGGCCGCGCATGCTAGAGGCCAGCAGACTTTATAACAATTTAATTAGTCTAAGTGAGCAGATGGAGCGGGTATATGAAGCCGGAAGTGCAAGGAGGAATTCAGATTATGGAAAACGCGGACGGCGTAGTTAAGTTTATCGATACAACGCATGGGCGCGAGGTTTACATCTTTGCGGCTCAAGTAATGGCAGTGACATACCTACCAACGTTTAAAAGCACAGTAATAATGGGGCCTGGGTCTACCAGCATCCCGGTTACTGCGACAGTTGAAGAAGCAATTACCGCAATTAAGCGGGCATTAAAAGGAGGCCAGTAGTATGGCATTTCAGAGTGTTAACCAGAAGGTGACTGGTGGAGCTAAAAAGGTGCGCGACCTAGCAGTAGGTGGCGAAATTATTGGATACGTAACAGGCTTTGAGCCGTCGCTACAGAATCCAGAAAACATGAATTTGCTTATGCGAGGAACAGACGGGACGACGTTTCGTGTGTATACTGCAGGCAATATTAAATATATGATTAAGGATGGTAAGATCCAAACTGGTCTATTAACTAAAATCGTGCGCCTTGATGACAAAAACGTAAAGGGCAAGGTCTCTTCGCAGTTTGACGTACAGCAGGACTCAGACGCGACGCTATCAGACGCTTTGTTTCAGGAGATCGCGACGCCGCCAGCGACGACGACTGTGTCGTCGGCTCCGGCTACAGGCGTCCGCGCTCGGGCGCAAGAGATTGCTAAACAGGTAGCGACTGCGAATAAGCGTTAATATGGGCGGTTACAAGTTGGATGCGCTACCTCAGGATAATGAATTAGCACCTAAAGACGGCGAGGTTCGCGTCTCACTTGTAACCTTGTCCGTTTTGATGATCAACGCCCTGCAAGGGTTTGCTAGTAAGGATATTGGTTTTGAGGATACGCAAGTTACGCTTGCTGAATTTCTTAAGGAGCTTGAACGTAAAACGCGCATATCAGTGACGATTAAAGATTTGGAACAGCTATTGTGGGCTACCAATCTGCGCGCCGAAGCCGGACACTTCTGGAGCCCTAAGGAAGAGGGCGAAACGTTTGAGCAATTCTTGCAAGGGCTTTTTCGTTACGCTAAGTTATACAACGCTGGACTTCGTTTTGATCGTGATTATAATGTGGTTACTTACACTATGAAGGACGGCGGCCCGTCCGAGGAGTTAGAGGATGCAAAGATTAATTGAAGCCATGGGTGGCCGTAAAGCGTTTATGTCGCTACTAACGGTCCTACTAGGTACTGTAATTGAGTTTGTAAAGCCTGGAGGGCTGTCTGAGTCGTATGTCATGCTGCTAGTTGGCATTGTCGGCATCTTTTCTGGAGCCAATGCTTTAGTTAGCTGGAAGGGTATGTCTGTCGGGGACGACTCGGCTAAAGCCGCGTCGGAAGCGCCGCCCGCGCCAGGTGATGGGGTTAGTCAAGTTGACGAGCTAACATTGAAAACTGACTACTTGGCTAACGGACTAGAAGGTGTTCGCGCTGAGCAGCAGGTACAGGCAGAGGCTCTTGATAAGGCTACAAAGCTTATTAAGGCAGCCTTGACTATTAAACAGGCATAGACGAACGAAGTGAGTTTTGGGCGGAGGCGTGGAAGCAAAGCACCGTAACTGATAATGCGGAGTAGCTTGGGAGACACGCAGATGAAGACAATATTCGGTGCCGAACGAGTGGGTAATCGGTTAGAGCGATGATAGTCAGACAGTAGTCGCTTAAAGTATAGCCGTGAGGATAGAGGGCAGAAATGTCCGCGCTAACTTGAACCACAGTAAGCACATGGCCGAAGTCGCGAGCGGCCCGCCCATTTTTTTATTAGTTAGTTTTGGGCGGAGGCGTGGAAGCTGTGGTGTGAACGGGAGCCAACAGGAGTTGGGTCAGCCGCTGCCATTGGAGACACGCAGATGAAGACAATATTCGGTGCTGAATAAGTGGGTTATCGGGGCGCAAGATTCGGTTTGTTACCGACGAGCAAACTTGAACCACAGTAAGCACATGGCCGAAGTCGCTAGCGGCCCGCCTAGGCGTCACCTGCCTGTTTAAGTGGTGAGTTTGGCTTGCTTCTATACACGTGGCCCCGTGTGTTGCCAAAACGGGGCGTTTTAGTTTAACACTTGCAAGTATACAAAAAGCGAGCTAATGTATACCTATGAAGACACAAACGCTTAAACAAAGATACTTAGCCTCTAAAGAAAACGCCTGGAGCTACGCTAGCTACAAGTCAGAGGCTAGTAGACTTGCCAGCATCCCCGAAGAATACCTGCCAAACGATCCGGCAGGGTTTTTCCGCCACTGTGTAAATGGCGGATATATGGCGTATACGATTAAGACTCTATTCATTCGAGCCGCCCAGCTAGCTGGCTTCGGTTGGCCTAACCAGGAAAACAAGTTCTCCCAGTTTATGTGCGACAATGCTAGGCTTTTTAAGAATGCTTATACACCTAAAAGGCCGCAGCTAACGTTCGGCGAAGCCGTTACACGTATCCGCGCTGAGTTAACACCTGAGATGGCAGCCCAAGCATTTGCACTATTGTCTAGTGGGCTACGCATCTCTGAGGCTAATCGGGTATCTATGGGTATAGTTGTGGGTAAAGGCAACAAGAGTCGACAAGTCCACAATGCGCCCGAGGTTAAGATCGTCGCTCACCAATTGCGTCGTGCGCTAAAGCCCTTGGGGCTAACGCCTCACAGCTTACGCAAACTAGCTGCTACGCGCGCAGTGGAGCTGGGCGCCCGCGAGGCTGAGCTACTTGCGATGTTCGGTTGGAATTCGATGCAGACTGCAAGTTTATATGTAACCGCAACTAACACAGCCAGCCTGGCTGCAAAATTAAAAGAGGGAGTTAGCGTGTGAAGAGTAAGGTCTGGACATTAACTGTTAATGAGCATGGCTCTATTGTATTGCCAGCTGACTTGTTAACGGAGATGCGGCGTATAACAGGGGTCAAATCTAAAAAACGGAGGATAATTAAAAAAGCAATTAAAAAGCTTTTTATGGAGGCGCTTAAGGAAATGTTAGAACGTAATCAACCTGTAACAATTAAAAGAAGGGGTTAGCTAATGTTTGAGTTTAATCTGGAGGAGCATGTAAAAACTCTTACTAGGGAAGAGTTGGAAAAAGGCTACATCGATATGCGTATTAAGGTGTCGGCGGCTTACGAGGAGTGTTCACTTAGAAAGTTAGAACCTGAGGAAACCCTTAACTGCCGAAGTGGCGGATACGACAATACGCTTTTTCTTCGAGCAGACAATGTAAAAGAAGTTTTAAGGCAGCTACTAAAAGATTTGGAGGACCAGCCACATGAGTGAACATTATTTCAGCAGCTACTACCCTAACCGAGTCATATGCTCAGTGTTGGACGAGATGAGAAAGCTTAACGAGACGCGTAACTATTCGGCTCTACTTTCTTTAATAGAGGAAGCGCAGATGTTAGCCAACCGCATGGAGGCTAAGCTGTCAGACATTAAAGACCGCGAATCGCTAAATGAAGATATTACTAAATTAAAAAAAGAGCTTAAAGCTCTACGTAAAGAAAAAAAGGAGTTATCAAATGGAAACGAAGTATCTGAGTAGATTTGCCAAGCTAGCTGACGGGCCGCACAAGTTACCAATGCGTGGTAATAGGTTGTTGCTAGAGCTGTTACCTCCGCCAGAAATCAAAACTGCCGGTGGGCTTATTGTAGCCTCTTCGCTTACGGACCACCGTTCAGCTACTAAAGAAAATGCGGCAGACGTGGCGGTTGTACTTGCTACTGGAGAAGGTTACTATGGAGATGATGGCGCGCCCGTACCATTGGATCTTCAGGTAGGCAATGTCGTATTAGTAAGTCGTTTTGGCATGCGCACTTATTCGACGTTTCCTGGTATTAAAGATTACGTGGCAGATACAATTGCTTTAGCTAGAGACAGCGACATGCACGCGCGCTGGGAGTCGGTGAAAGCATTTGAGGCTTACGTTGAAGCCCTTAACAGCTAATCCAAACGCTAAGGCGTTATGGAGACAATATCGAAAGTCGGCCCGCAAACGCGGGCTTGCTTTTGAGTTAGACTTAGAAACGTTTGTAATGATCACGCAACATAACTGCTATCTCTGCGGCGTGGAGCCTAAACAGCGGTACGTACACGACAAGCAAAAGCGCGCTTACACAACTCAGCCGTTTGTTTATAACGGTGTCGACAGGGTTAGCAATGATATGCCGTACGTTGTAGGCTCACTCATGGCCTGCTGCGGGACTTGCAACATGGCTAAAAAAGAGATGGACGTTGAATCGTTTTTAGTTTACGTTAAACGTGTGTACGAATATAACTTTGGAGGTACGCAAGATGGATTGGAAGACCAAGCCGGCGCCTAAAAGAAATATAGAGACCGACGTGTTGCTAAAAATAAGGCAGCGCGCCCTGGATTTACAAAGCGAATTAAAGGGCGCTTGGACTAACACCGAGGTAACCAGATGCTGGGTTACCGCTGTAATGGAAGTTGTTATTAACGAATCGGCTCCCCTAACGTTTTTAGGCACGCGTAAAAAACTTGAAGCAGCTTATGCGGCCCACCCTACAGAGTTAGTCGACGCCGTGAACGTTGTAAGCGACTTGGTAAAAAAACCTGCTTTTCTCTTTACAGAAGAGGATTTTGCGCGTACATTATTTGTATACGAAGCAAACACAGGAGTTAGCGCGCATGAACGAGCAGACTGAACGCGAACACGTTAAAGAACTAATAGCTTACTGGCCAAACGAAAAGTTTTTAGTAGGGCTTACGACTAGACAGCGAACAGCCGCGCTAGGTATGACGCTAGACGATAAGGCTGATCGGTTTAAACGTGACTCATCACCTATAGTAGACATGTGTGATTGTAAGGGCGCAAACCTTAACGAGTACGGCGTATTACCTATTAACAATAAACATGATCCAGACGCGGCGTTTCGTATGGTGCGAACAATTGCTACGGTGCCAGGTACCTGCGATTTCTGTAAGCACACTACTATGCAAGTTCGCGAGTCAACGTTATCTGGCGAGCGAGTTAATAAGGCTAAGAATGAGGCAGCCAAACGCGGCAATCGCATTTACTGTAAAGAAAAGGTCGAAGATTTTGTAGGTAAAACGTACGGGTATTTTACGGTTCTAAAAGGCTACGTCGATATGTCTAGCTGTACTAAGTTTAACAAGCGCGGCATGCGAATGTTAACAGTGCAATGTATTTGCGGTAACGTAAAAGAAGTAAAAGTCACTAGATTTAGAACTTCTAAGTCTTGTGGCTGCAGAGCATACGAGTATCATGGTAACAAGCAAAAACAACGTACCGAGGAGGTAGCAGGTGTTTAAGAGTCTATTGTTCGTAGGGGTTTTATTGGGAGCGACCGCGTGTCAGAATTATTCTAGCAATGTTGGCGAGATGCTTGGGTGCACTCTTGCAGGTAACGGCTGTGATGATGGGCGCACGGGCGCACAGGGGTTAACTGGTTTACCTGGTAGCGACGGCTCAAACGGCTCGTCCTGTAGCGTGCAGACGGTGCTAGCTAGCGAGGCGGCACCAGCCGGCGGCGCGCGAATATCTTGTACTGATGGCAGCGACGCGCTATTACTAAACGGCACGAATGGTGAAGACGGTTCCGACGCGCCAGCCACACCTTACACAATCACGCAGGTAATTAAGCCCTGCTCGACTGTTAGCGGTGCAAATCCAGAGGTCCTGCTAGTGTTGGCTAATCGAACTATCTTAGCTAGTGTTAGCCAGTCAGCTGGCGCGAATACTCGGCTAGCTTTGGTTACTCCTGGGACTTATCAAACTACTGATGGCCGCGCATGCGTGTTTACAGTCGGCTTGTCAACAGTCAGCTGGGCTGGCGGCAGTGTAGGATATTAACATGAGAAAGAAAAAGAAGGCTCACAAACAATCAAAGACACACGCTGAACTGTGGTTTCGTACGGATACTGGATCTCCCAGGATTTTTTACCCAGACGGGTATATGGAGTATTTTGCAACTAACGACCCTCGTCCACAATGGTGTAGAATAGAAGGTACGGTAGCAAATGAAATACCTTATCTAAGAAAGCTAAGTGAGTTTGTGTGCTTGATTAAGTAGCTACTAACGACTACTAACGACTACTAACGACTACTAACGACCAAAAAACAACTTAAGGGCTGCAAGGACGAGCCCTACCACGGTGCCGACGATAGCCATAGCTTTTCCGGCACCTTTTAGCATCTGGACGTGCTCCTCAATTGGCTCAACCTTATCTAGCATTTCTTCTCGGTAATCTTGGGCGAGAGCCTCCAACTGATCGGTTCGCAATATGTGAATACGCAGCTGCTCAGCTTGAACAGCTAGGATAGCGTTCATTTCTGATTGCTTGTCGATCAAGGTATCTAGCTTGTCGTGTATTCTTTCGATATCCATGTCATTGGGCTCCTGGTATCCTAGACATCATTAGCTCGTTAGTTTGCTGCTCAGCTTGACCAGCCTGTATCCACATCAATGGAATTTGCGAGCCTGTAGCAGGGTTCATTAAGAGTTTAGACATCATTCCAGGGTTAGCGCGCGCAAGATCCATCATGCCGTAACCAATACGGGACATTGCAGCTGGAATTTGTGGAGCACTAGCAAGTGCGCCGCCTGCTATTAACCCGCCCGCTAAGGGGTTAGCTACGCCGACCCCGCCAGCCATAAGACCGGCAGTTTTAAGACGAGGACCCGCTTTATCAATAGACTCAGTTAGATTTCTAGCAGCATTAATATCAGCAATGTCATCAGCTAAATATTGCAAATTATCACTAGATTTAATTCCGTTATTTTTTAAAAATTGAATACCCTTTAAAAGGTCGCCACGTGTTTCAGCTTTATTTGTGCGGCCAGAAATGGTTCGACCTAAAGAAGCAAAAGCTTCCTTGTTTCCTTGCTGCTCAGCTAATGCCGCTTTTTCAAGCGGCCCAAAAGTACTTTTAAAAGTACGGTAAGCTTCTTTATTTGCTACAAACACGCGCCCTAATTCAGATCCTTCGCCACCTAATGCATCTAAGGCGCCCTTTCTAAATTTGCTGTCTGCAGAAGTTGCAAGCCTTTCCAGAACATTAAGGTTATTATCAATGCCAGTTTCACGAAGTTCGTGCGTGATGTCGCTAAGCACTCTAGAAGCTTTACCTAAATTTTCAACAGCTTCAAACCCTGTTTTTTTGCTAAGTGCGGGATCTCGAAGAGCCGACACCTCAGTAAACATTTTTTGTAAACCTTTGTACGATTCTTCTGAGAAAGCTAGATCAGGTAACTCACCCGATTTAATAGCCTGCGCTTTAAATTGTTCGTAAGGTATTAATTCAAAATCAAGTTCGATACCTGCTTGTTTAGACAAAAACTTGCCGTCTACAAATTCGCCTCGCATTGCGGCACCCTTACGAGCTGCTACTTTTACTAAACCAGCGTTTTGCAAATCTTCAATAAATGGATTAGTTAGCGCTTTTAAATCAATTTTAGTATCGGCTTTTGCAGCTGCGCGCAGCGATGCTTGTCCTTTATTATAAAGCTCAGTACGTGCTTCAGTAGCAGCACTAGCCATGTTTCTTACGTTACTTGTAATTTGTCTTGACCAAGTATCAACTGCATCTTGTGTAGTTTTGCCCGCACCTTGGTTAACCCACCGCTGAACTTTATCACCACGCTCAAAAATTCGCTGTGTAGTTTCTCCACCCATGCGAGTAAGTGCGCCCCAGCCGTTGTAAACAGCTTCTTTTGATGGGCCGGGTAATTTACTAGCTAGTTCACCAAGCTTTTTAGCTGCCCCAGATTCTGCAAGCCACTTTAGTCCCGGTCGAACACCAGGTAAAATCACGGCTCCGCCAGCAGCAAACAAAGTCTCAGTAGCTAAATCTTTTACGTACTCTTCCGGGTCAATATCGTAAGTACCTTCGGCTGCGCCCATGCTAATGCGCGAGCCTTCCATGCCAAGCGCCACGGCGCCCTGTGCCAAGCCCTGAGCCATAAGGCTAGCGCCACCAGTAGCTAAGCCAACGCCAACGCTAGCTCCAGTAGTAGCGATCAACGATTCATTCTCGCCAAGCTCTGACACCGTCTCTTTTGCAAACGTTTGTGCTTCGCCTTTAGGTAGGAATTCGTTTAGCAATCCTTCAGCAATCTGCTGTGGATTGGTTGAAAGGTTACCTTTACCAGTTACCATGTTAGCTAAGATGTTTACACCGGCTGCGCCGTAACCAGCAAACGTAGCTGCTCCGCCGGCTAATACACCAGCAGTAGCTTTCCACGGATCTACAGCGTCCAGGTTAGGGTCAACTTGATACCAAACGTCGCCTTCTTTAATTTTAAACGTGCCATCGTTAGCTGCTGCAACGTTTTCAGCGCCGTACAATTCTTTTAGTTTAGAAAACTTGCCACGTTCGTTACCGCGACCTAATTGCGCACGCAGGTCTGATGTCATCGAAGGAGCTGGTTGATTTAACGCACGAGTTGGCGATGCGCCGTTAGCGTAAGTTGGTTTATCAACCACAGGAGACGTATCGTTTAAAAAAGCATCAACATCAAAATTGCCAGCAGCGGCAGGCGCCGCAGACTTTTCATTTAAAAACGAATTAACATCAAATTCTGCTGCGCTCATGTAGTTTACTCTCCATTTTTCATCGTGCTAAGTTTTCTAATGACAGCGTTTCTTTGAGGACTTTTAGCATTTGCTGGATCATTTAACCAAGCTTCTGCTGCACTGATCTTAGATTGTGAAGCTTTGTCAACACGCATGCTTGAACTTTTGTCAATAAACTGCTGGTACATTTCTTTTACTTGCTCAGCAGTCATGTTGGCTGGATCGCGCGGATCGTTATACCCGTCCAATGTTTTATTTTGTCTAAAGTATTCTATGCGTCGCTGCTCGGCTTCCATACCTGATCGAATCATGGCTTGAATACCTTGCGCGTTACGTGCAAGCTCTTTATCAGTCAAACCTTCATTTAAACCCGAGGAGGCTAACGTCTCTAACAATTCTACGTTAGATGTGCTGCCAGGAAAATATTTTTTAATATTAGGTAAGATCGATTGCTTAATGTTATCAATTGCTTTTACGCGTTCCGACCCAACTGCACGGCCTATAATACCTCGATTAAGTGTAATACCTGAACTTTTGCCTTTAGATAAGTATTCTACGGCACTATCAAGTTTGACTAGCGAATCTTGGTCTGTGCGTAATTCTGCTTGAAGTTTAGGTAGACTTTTAGCAAAATCTATATCCATTGCCTTTTGAACCTCTGATGTAGGCATTGGCGCTGTTTTACCTTCACGATAGTAAGCTTCAGCAAAACGCTTATCCATCTCTCGCTGTCTTAACGCCGCCGTTTCTTGATTAATTAACGGCTGGTTCATTTCTTCTTTTAGCTTCGACTCCGCTGTACCAAACTTAGTAGCTAAAGTTAACAGCTGCTCTTTATCAGCAGGGTTAGTAGCGGTTTGAGCTAGACGCAAAGCATCTGCAGCCGACTCAATCTTAGGTGGAGCTACAGCGCCAACAGCGGCAGCTATCTGCGCCTGCGGCGCGTTCAAACCCGCCAAGCCAGCCTGCAATTGATTAGCGATTTGCCCTTGAGCAGCAATGCGCTGCTGGTAATCCATCTCAGTATTCTTTTTAAGCTCTTGAACGGCGAGCGTAGCATCTTGAATGCCTTTAGTCGCGCCGTACTCTTGTGCCGCTTGTCCGAAGGCTCCAAAGGCCGCCATTAGCTGATCGATAGTTGCCATTAGCTGACTCCCATAGCATTAGGATTTTTTTGTAGAGCACTTATTGCATTTGGCGTAGAACTACCTCCACTAAATAAGCTTCCAAAGTTAATTCCGCCAAAACCTTTTGCCGCGGTTAGCCCGCCCGCTGCGCCACCCAATGCTCCCGCCAACGCGCCACCAAATCCACCGCCACTTGAAGTAGTTTGCGTAGTACTAGCTGAGCCTAATCGAAAGTTCTGCTCTTGTGAACGAAGTTGCGAGCCAAGTCCTAACAGCGCCTGACGATTAGCCATAGCCTGCGACGCTAATCCTTGGTTGACCTGTGCAAGCTGCTGAGCAAATCCAAGTCGCTGTTGTGGAAGCGACTGAGCATATTGAGTAGCGTACGAACCGATATCAGCATTTAACTGCTGTTGCTGACGCGCTTGTCCTTGCATAAGTTGGTTTTGCAAAACTGGGTCAATGCCTGCTCGGCCCATTCGAGCTGCGTTGCGAGATGCTTGCTGACGCTGTGTATCAAATGCCTGGCTAAGGCCAACTTGTTGTCCCTGAAACAGTTGCTGCGCAAGCGTGTTAGCTTGTGAGATATCTTGTTGCCCAGGCATAAAGCCGCCCTGAGCAAATTGCGCTAGCATACTAGCCAGATCACGCTGACTTGTTAGCCCTGACTGCACGTCCTGCGCGCCGGGACCCTGACCAAAAAGCTTCTCAAGTTCGTTAAGCTGTCCTAAGGCAACTGCGCCACCGCGCTTTTCTAGCTCACCTTCTGGCGCAAGGTTACGAGTCGTCGTCTGCGATGAGTTGTTACCCTGGGCGCCTCCGATGGCTCCTAATACTCCGCCTATCAATCCACCTAGCATTTGTAAGCCCTCCTGGCTATCTTAGCTATTATATCACGCCTGGTTTACGTAGTAGACGTAGACGCGGCCTGCACCGCCTGCGCCGCCAGCCGCTCCAATGGAGCCTCCGCTAGCGCCACCGCCTCCGCCACCGCCACCTGAACCTAGCGTACCTGCAACTCCGGCACCAGCAGCTGACGGTGACCCTGTAGCTGTACCGAATGCACAGATGCCTCCGTTACCGCCAGCGGCTAAGCCACCACCGCCACCTCCACCGCCTCCGCCAGTACCTGCCGATCCTGCGGAGCTGCCGTTGTTAAATTCTCCTCCAGCAGCATATAGCGAGTTGTCGCCATCTGTGCCTCCAGTTATAGACTGCTGGTCGGCGCTAGCACCGCCAGCTGTACGAATACCTCCATTAGATACGCCACCGGCTCCGCCTGCTACGCCAACTCTCGTGCCTGTGTTTTGGTTACCGCCTAAGCCGCCGAGACCACCTGTAAATCTAAGAACGCCAAATCCACCGCTCAGTGTCGTTTGTCCGCCATTACCGCCGCTAGGTCCTGTAGCAGCTCCAGTAGCTGCGCCTCCACTACCTGCTGTACCTAAAGATGCAGTTAACGTCTCGCCCGGAGTAACTGCTACCGCAACCATGCCTGTAACGCCGCCACCACCTCCGCCGCCGCCGGAGCTATAGTTACCGTCAGTACCGCCTGCGCCGCCACCGCCGCCACCACCCACACCTACGACTAAAATATTATCAATACCTGAAGGTACAACCCAGGTTGTTGTAACGTCGACTTTTGTTAGCTCAGGTAAAAATGCAAACTTAGCTGCTGTAAGAGTCCCGTTAGCAACTTTTGCGTTAGTAACAGCTAGATCGTTAATCTTTGCGGTCGTAACAGCTAGGTCGTTTATTTTGCCTGTAGTGACTGCTAGGTTGACTATTTTAGCAGTCTCCACGCTATCGGTAGCCAGCTTAGCTGCTGTTACGTTAGCATCAAGAATCTTAGCTGTGATGACCGAGTTGCTAGCTAGCTTGGCCGCTGTGATAGACGCGTCTATAAGCTTGTCACTAGCAGTGATACCGTTATTCTGAATGTTATCGTCATTTAACTTTGTAACGTTAATTAACGTTTCAATGTCATCTAAGAAAGCATCAAGGTCCGCCGCTAAAAGAATGTCCCCGTCAGCGTATAGCCTACGTACGTCTAGAGTTGCCATTAATTACCTTCCTTTACTTCGTCAGCTAAGCTAACGTCCTTGTATTCTATCATGTAGCCATAAAGCTCTACTTGTGACTCTGGCCCCGTTTGCGCCACTTCTATAGTGCAGCCGCGCCCGTAGCCTAGTACTTGCTTGGTAACCGGAGCCATAATTGTCTCGCTTCCTAGGATGCTAGAACCAAGCATAAAATCTTCACCTAACTCATCACCATCAATTGTCTGCTCGAAAGTAAACGCTTGCGGAGCCTGGTTATCGACGCGAAAGATTACCTGAAAACTAAACCTACCGCGCTGTCTAAACAACAAGCTCATGCGCTTAAAACCCTTGATCGTCTGCGGATTACCGTCAGGGTAAATGGTGCCTGTTTTGATGCGAAATGTATACGAGCCACCGTTGTCAGCGTAGGTATTATTTTGAGCCTGCAGGATTCTTCCTGCGTCAGTGCCGATAATCATGCGTACTTCGTTAGAGGCTAGTCGCTTTCCTAAAGCGTAAGCTGCTATACCGGGCCACCGGAACCACTCGCCCTCGTTAATAGTTGGGTTGTATAACCAGACGGCTGAAGGGCCGGTCTCCCCGTCTTCTGTAACAGCCCAGGCGACCGAGTTTAACGTCTCGATGTAAACACCTTGAGTCATGTCAAGGTTAGCTTTATTCCAAGTATTGAATTCATTCTGAATTTTCTTACTTAGGAAGTTAGCTTCGAAGTCGCCAGCTGTATCAGTAGCAACTGCTGAATGGAATCCTCGGCGCGAGAGAAAGTAAACATCATCGAAGTCTACAGCTACCATTGCCTTGTGGTTAATGCCGCCAAGACCGCTTGTCATCGGGACGAGTTGGAACGTCTCGGGCGCGTCGCCAACTAGCTTGATGATTTTTTCGCCTTTAGAGATCAAAAGAATGCCCTTAAACGGCGGCGCGATGCCAGTGATGCCTTTCGGATCTCCATCCTCAATGCCTACATACAAGGCGCCTGAATCACCAAAACCCAACCAAACCGTCTCATCAAACGTTTCAGAGAAGTGCAAATAATCTTTGTCAGCCTTGTCGTTCATAAAGATGCGACCGATGTGTTCGCGCATAAACGTCCCGTCTGGGGCATTTGGCAGGTCAAACCATTCGTCTGTCGACATGCCGTCGTAAAAGCGTGGGAGATTGCCTACGCCTTCAACTGTCACGATGCACTTGTTGTTAAACGTGATGATGTCGCAACGCTCGATGGGTGTGACGGCGTTAGCTGTGGCGCCAGAATCCTTGGCGATGTAAATGCGGTCGCCGTTACTATCAAAGCGGTACATTTCAGCTTGTGAGCTAACTGCTATAAGCTCCTGCTGCTTGATGTTGTTACCAGAGTCAAAGTACCAGTAGTCGTGTAGACCAATAATTTTGTAATTGCGGACGACGGTAGCTGAAGAGGCTATTACTGTTTCGGCAAATGTTCCAACAACTGTATATGTAATCGTATCGTTAGTAACGTCGGTAGTAGTAATTGAGGCGACCGTTTGATTACCGTTGTAGTTAACGTTTATACCGCTAACAGTGATCTTCTCGCCTACGTGGAAGAAGTTGTTACTAGCCGTGGTAACCGCTGCGTTGAATACGAGTGAACGTGTTGTGCCACTCGATATACGTTTAACGACCGTAGGCAAGTCCTTGTCGATGTACGTTAACCCCTCACGTTTCAGGCGCGAGCCGTTAGTAGCAAACTGAACGTTATCGGCCTGCACGAGGTCGTTAGCGGGGATCAGCCCGCTGTCGACTGAGTCGTTAAGTCCGCCTGTCCAGGGGATTTGGCTGAATACTTGGGTTACGCGTGGCACGAGTCACCTCGTTTAAAACGTGTACTCATGTTACATCACCCCGCCGAGGCGATGAATCGTCAGGAAAGTATTTTGCGAATCTGTTGAGACGGTACCAACTGAACTATTTTGAGCTTGGAAATTTATCGTCTCGCCCGCGTTTAACCACATGGTCCCAAAAACTTGGGCCGTTGGGTAAACTGAGCCGTTGCTATATGCGCTTCCTCGTCTAGTTCCGGTATAAGCTGCGCTGTTTTTTCTCACAAAAATGGAACAAGGTGTGCCCGTGTTTTGTGGTCCGTAGGCAGCTTCATATCTGTAATAGCCCGGTGCCGGTGCCGTGAACACTCCAGTTGTTGGATTGAAAACTCCGTGCGTGTCGTGTATCTCAGTCCAACCAGTCAAGTCGGCTTGTGAACTATTGTGAACAGATGTCGGTCCATAAGCATCGACAACAATCACCTCGCTCGCAGCAATCTGGCTGGGGCCTTGAATGAGGGAGCAAGCAAGCATTGCTTGTGTAGCTGTTATTGTAGATGCGCTGTTATTTCCTTCGCCATACAAATAAAGCTCAACGTAATCTCCGGCATTGAGTTGAACTTTTGCTTGAACTGTAATGCCGAATACGTCAGAGGTGTCACACTCAATAATGTTACCTCTTTGATAGAGCGAACCGTTTTTATAAACAGTTAGCATGTACTGTGTGCCATCTATGGTGTTTACGCCGCTTGTTGCTATTTCGCCTATAACGTCGTAGTAACCAGGAGTAACGGCGGTCATTCGAGAGTTTGATGTGTCAGCTATACCAGAGGTATCGAATGTTTTAGTATCTAAGCCAGTCACTTTAACAAAGCTGTTATTAGGTGCTAAGGTGATGTTGCTTGCATTAGTAAGTCTAGCTACTACTACCCGTGTATCCGCACTCGAACTAACCACGGTGCTCGACGACCAGCCGACGATTGGTACGGAAAAAGATACCATTAAATTGTCGCCGTTTGCCCAAGTCATCGGAATTGCTTGGGTTACGGTACTTATAGTTCTAGCGTAAGTTGCTGAGGCGTCTAGGGCTTTAAGTAAAACCGTCGTAGTCGTTAAGTAATAAGCATCCACGTCAAAAAACGTAGTGCCGTTATCAAAAATGTTACCAGAGCTTGAGGGTAGTTTTTCGTCCAGTGTGTTTACCAGCAATTTTGCAGTATCAATAACCAAGCCTGACGGTAAACTTACTGATAAGTTGGCGCTCGTCGGAACGCCTGTTGTTGCAACCTTAACCTGGATCTCAGCATTATCGCCGACACGTTTCCAACGACCCGTGTATGTCGTATTGGCAGACCAACTACCTGTAGGCGTATAGCTAACCCAGTCAGTAACCGGCGCACCAAGTGGGACGACTTGGGGGCCTAGCGTGATCGTGTCGACCTTGAGTGCGTATGCGAGGGCGCTTGTACTGGCTACGTGAAAGCATAGGCGGTACGAAGTTGAGTTTGATGCAGTTTGGAATGTTAACCGCTGACGTGACTCGATGCCGACGTTTTCAACTTGGTAGCTAGATGGTTGTATTACCGCAGCGTTAGTAACGTCGTAAATGTAAACAGCTACGTCGCCTGTGACGTAAGTTCCCGAGTTAACCTCAAGCTCGAAGTCAATCTGCATCGTTTTTGCTTTGTCAGCGTCGGCGATTGTAAATGCGTAGCTAGCGCCTTGGCCCTGCCGATTAACGGCATCTTTAGTGATTAAAAATGAGCCTAAACCACGCAGTGGCGACGATGTTGATCGTGTAAACGTGACGTTGGCTGTCCCACCTGTACCGTCGACTGGAGATGTGCCCGCAGCGTCTGCGTACGTGGCCCAGCCAGTTGTCGCAGCTTCCGCGTCGCCATTAGTAATGTAGTTAATGCCGCCAGCTGACGTGCCTACGGTTGTGACTGTTCCCGACGAGTCCAGAATTTGAAGTTTGCTAGTCGTGTCGTCAACGTAGACTTTGTAGTTACCAGCTGACGGGTTAGCTGGTGCACTAGCTTGACCATCCAATGTCATGACGTCAATAGTAGGCGCAGTCAGCGTCTTGTTAGTTAACGTCTGCGTCTGCGAGTTAGTGATAACCTTTTTTACTGAGCCGTTTGTGTAAACTTCCAGATTGCTGTCAGTAGAATTGAATCCGATGTCACCATCGGTAGACAAGTTAGGTGCCGTGTTGGGCTCAATGTTTAAGCCCTTTTTTATTTTAAAACTATCGTTAGCCATATATAACCTTCACTTTCCAGTTATTATTAAGCGAGCCACTTTTCTATGCGCCACGAAATTGTAGGCGCCGTGCCAGTGGACGTACTTGTATATCGTAATCTTACATCTGCACCGCTTACGTCTACGCTGAACGTGACGCCAAGGGTACCTAATGAACTTGCAGCCTGTGCAATGCTTGCGTTGCTGCCGTCAGTCGCGATCATCAGCGTGCCGACTTCCTTGTTAGAAGTTCCACGCTTCAATGAATACTTTATCACGAAGCTGTCGAAGCTAGCGTGCGCAAACGAGTCGATAGTAGCAGCAGCTGCCTGGTTATCGTTTAGTAGCAGCTGTTGAAGTGCTTCAGTATTTACTAAGTAGTTGACTTCAGCTGCCGTAGCATTTGCAACACTAGCAAAACCAGAGCCGTCAGTTACCATAGCTCGGCTAGCAGTCAATGCTGCCATTTTAGAGTGAGATATTGCGGCTGTAGTTGACACGTCAGCGTTAACAATGACTTCCGAAGCTATTGCAGTGACGCCTGTGTTAGTTAGCGACACGTCACCAGTTACCGCTACACCGACTGCAACGTTAGAAGCGTTACCGACAAAGATGTTTGAATCGTTAAGTGTACCGAGCGCGCTAGCCTCAGCAGCCACTTCCGCAAGTGCATCTTGTACGTTTGTAGCAGCTATGGTGCCTGTTGGCAAAAAGCTAATTGCGCTCGCGTCGTGCGCATCAGCAGCGTCAATTATGTGAGCATCAAAATCCGATTTTAAAACACCAATGTCTACGCCGTCGATAGTGATACCTGAGCTAACCGTGATGTTACCAGTTACGTTGGCTCCGTTGATCGTAGCACCTGCAATGTACGTAGGTGCAGAGTAGCCGCCGGCTCCGTAGTTAGATGCGCCGCGCGGACGCTGTCCACGTCCACGTTTT